ATCCCCCCTTTCGAGGACGGCTACCGGCACATGGTGGTCGGGGATCTGTTCCCGGCTACGTCGTCGTTCCGGCACGCCGGACCGCTCGAAGTTCGGCCGCTGTGAAGCACCATTTCTGGCGGCACTCGGAATATTCGGCAGATCTCTGTCACGCTCAAGCGGCGGCCTTCGCCCATCGCGCACCGTACAGTCGCCGCAAACCGCGCCGCGTACTCTTCGGCCGAAAGCGCCAGGCCGATCGTCTGTTTCGCGTGCTGGAGGATGCTATAGCCGCTAATTCCGTCCCACCCGAAGCCGCGCAAGTGAAACACGTCCGTTGCCGGGGTGTCCGTCCACTGTCCGTTCTGGGCGTCGCGGATCCGGTAGTAGAGCGTGTTGCGTGAGTCGCGGGCCGGCTCGACCTGGTCCGGCAGAAGCTGCCAGAGGGCGATAATCCGTCCAGCCGAACGGACGATCTTCGCGTAGCCGTTGCCGGTCAGCAGCACGTGGGCTGTCAATGCCTCGCGAAACTCCGCGGCAGACGTCTCCGGGTTCGGCATCACTTGCAGCAGCTCGGCCAATGGGTGCGTATCCGCGCGTGCGCGGCCGTTCGTGGTGCGCTGATAAACGAATAGAGGCAGCGAGGCCGAATCTTCCGCTATCGTTTTGACACACGCAAACACCGCGCCCGACTGCATCGCGCTCGTGGTCGAGATCGGCCGCGGCGAGTAGCCGCCGCCGGCGCCCAATAGACCAGCGATGCGATAGTAGCTGTTGCGCAGATACCAGTCGGACGCGCTGACTGTGTTGAAGGAAGCCTCGAAGGCCTTTGTTTGCAGCCAATCGACGGCTTTAGAAATTGGGTTCATTTTTGATGACGCTGGACCAGGCCAGTCGATGAAGTCACACTTCCGGTGCTAGTCTGTTATCGATGACGGATCGCGGCCCCATTGAAGCCCGAGGTCAACCGCCGCTGCCGGCAGTGCGGCGTGGAGCTTTCCGCGATCGCAAAGATCGCGGCCCCATTGAAGCGCACCGTCGCTCGCAACGCCAAATTCTCTGCGCCCCTTTCCGCGATCGCAAGATCGCGGCCCCATTGAAGCCGAGCTGTTCGCCTTGGCGCCAGGCCCGCGCGGCCCTTTCCGCGATCCGCCATCACATCACTGCGGTTGATTCATCCGCGTAAACACTCGGCTCGTTTTCGTTTCTGCACACGCGATCGACGGCCATGATCGAGGCGACTGCGCCGTCGATCCGCCACGAGGTGCGCAGCCTGTCCGGCTTCACGGGCATGATCCGCTCGTCCGCATCGCTTTTGACCATCAGGCAATCGATACAGAATCTCAGCACCGGGTGCCCGTCGTGCGCGATCCGGTTTTCCTTCAGGAAGTTGAGCAAGTCCTTGGTGGGCACCGAATACCAGCCCATTCCTTGCCCGAATTCTATGCAGGTCTGCCCGGCGTTCCCCAACCTTTGCAGCATCTGCGCCGCGAACATCTTGTCCGCCGCGATCTCGCGAACGTCATACTTGTCGCAGTCGGCCAGGATTTCCTTCTCGACGAAATCGTATTCGACCGTTTCGCCGGGCGTCGTTTCCATCGCGCCGGTCCGGATCCACTCCTGGTACTGCCTGCGTTGTTCCTCGGGCCGCGCCTTCAAGCCGCCCGCCGGCACCCAGAAGCGGGGCTTGAGAAAGATGCGCCCGTCGTCCAACGGAAACGCCAGCACCCACGCCGTGAGATCGTATCGTGCGCTCAGATCGAGCCCGCCGTAGCACGCGCGCCCGGCCAGGTCCGGTATATCCGTGATCTTCGCCGCGTCCCACAGGGCCAGCGGGATAAACCGCGTCTCCGTCTTGACTACCTGATTCAGCCGCAGACGGCGGAACGTGTTCTCTTCGCTCGGGCTCGCCTTCGCCGACTCGCACGCCACCTTGACCGCCTTCTCGGAGAGAAAATCGCCTAATGCCGGGTTGCAGGTCTTCCAGACCGCGGGGTCTGTCCAGTCCGCGTCCGGCGGCGCGGCATAAATAAAGTGACAGAAGCTCGGGTCTGTCTGCAGGCCGGCGTCTATCTTCCGTGCCTTTTCCGCCAGCTCTTCCCAAAGGGGTGATTCCCCAGGGATTCCGGCCGTCGTGATCGCGAACGTGAGCGGCTGCGTGCGCGCGTCGGATCCGGACGTTACCGCTTCCCAGAGTGCGCGCTTCGATTGCGTGTGAACCTCATCGAAGATCACTCCCGACGGGTTCAGGCCGTGCTGCCGGGGGCCGTCTGCGCTTAGGACGCGGTAGATCGAGCCGGCGGCCGCGCCGCGCTTGACGCGGATCCGCTTCGTCGAGTCGATGATCTTGCAGCGCCGCTCGAGCACGCGGTTGCGCCGGACCATGTCGGCCGCCACTTCGAAAACGATGGCCGCCTGGTTCCGGTCGGCCGCGCAACTATAGACCTCGGCTCCGGGTTCCTGATCTGCGAAGAGCAGGAAGAGCGCGATGGCAGCGGCAAGTTCCGATTTCCCGTTCTTTCTCGGAATCTCGACGTAGACGACGCGGTAAACTCGGAATCCGTCCTCGCCGACAGTGCCGAAGATCTTGCGGACGATCTCTTTTTGCCAGACCGTGAGGATAAACGGCTGGCCCGCGAAGCGCCCTTTGGTGTGCCGAAGGTATTTCTCGATGAACCGGATGCACCGATCGGCGCGCGCCGAGTCGAAAGCCACATCAACCTAAAAGCCCCTCGGGGTCGTCGTCATCGTTTGGTTCGGGAGACCCGATGCGCCCACGCGGGCCGGGAGCGAGGCCGAGCAGTTCGTCGTATTTCTGTAACGCGATGCGGTAAGCCTTCAGCTCGGAAAATAGGGGATTCTTGACCATGCCCCCGCCGCGGTTCCGGCCTTCCACGAGCGGGCCGAGGGACCAGATCAGCCCTTCCATCAATACGACGCGGGCGTACACCCGGCAGCGATCCTCGATTGCAGTCGCGTAGAGCGGCGACATTTCGCCGACGGCTTCGATGTGGGGAGCAATCCGCTTGAACTCTTCGGTTTCGATCTTCCGCAGCGCCAATTCGTACTGCGGCTTCTCTTCGACCGCCTCCGGAGCTGCCGGCGTGATCTTGCGCGCTCGGCGCATTTTCACTTTGCCGGCGGGCGCGCGCTTCGCTTCGGTCTTGCGGGCGTGGCTGCGTTTTCCCTCGAGCTTTTTCAGTGCGGCGGGTTTCGCGGGGCGTCCCATAATCAAAAAGTGGTGACCAAAATCATGTTTTAGGCTGGCCGCTCGAAGGCGTCAAGCGCGGTTTTCGCGCATCGCGGCCAGAGATTCGACCGGCCCTCCCCGTCGCGTCGATCGATTGCCGAACCCGCCGTCGTCGCGCGCCGTTTTCAAATCATGATGATGCTTACAGAGCGCAGCCCAGTTGTCAGAGTCCCAGAACTTGGCGACGTCGCCGCGGTGCGGCACGACGTGATCAACCACGGTTGCCGGCGTGAGCCTGCCTGCGCGATCGCATTCCGCGCACAGCGGATGAGCCCAGCGGAAAGCCTTGCTCGCCTTCGCCCATCGCGCACCGTACAGTCGCCGCATTGCTGGGTCGCGGCGCGCGTCGATCGTGCGTTGCCGTGCCTGCTTGTGAGCCGCGCACAGGCCGCCGCGAGCCGAGAGTGCAGGGCAACCGGGATGCGGACAGGGTTTGAAGATGCTCATCTAAGTCCGGGATATGGTGATGGTGACCTGCGGGTCGAGGGCGATCGTCTGTGTTTCGCCGGCCGGAGCCACGACAGGTACGACGGGTGCGTTGGTTGGGTTCAGCAGGCCCATCGCCTTCATGGAACTGACCGCGGTCTGCACCATGACCTTCACCAGATCCGCAGATGGCAAATCGCCTGTAATCTCTCCCGCTGCGTGGGCCTTTACCAACGCTTGCATCACGACGACATTCAGGTCTGCAAACTTGACCGGCCCGGTTCCCGGACCCTGCTGGGCTTCGACTACGGGCGCGTGCTGGTGGACCAGGGCTGAGATCAGAGGAGCGACGACCTTCAATAACTCGGTTAGCCCGGGGAGAATCAACGGAATGAGAACGCCTGCCATATTAGTCCTTCGGTATCTTCTTCCCGCGCAGTTTCAACCACGCGGCCTGTGCCGCCATCTTGATAGCCGCGGCGGTGAGTGTGAGAATATTTGCCATGAAAAGCATGAGCAACTACATCGACCCTTTCGCCCCTCCGCCGCTTGGAAAGATACCCACGAACACGATCATTGCCTCCAACAAAAGGATGGAGGTCGGAGAAGTCATCCAGATGGGCGTGAAGCTGTTCCGGATTACCAGGCAGGTCTCTGAGTTCGAATTCCACATGCAACTGGAAGCGAACCGGCGCCGCGAGCGCGTTGTAATGGGCGAGAGCACGATAGTGAACAACGTGGCGGATGCCGCCAGTGTGCGCGCGAAAAAGAAGCCCGCGCCTGACATGCGCTACTTCTACCGAGCCGCCTACGTGCCGCCGGAAGCGGATTGAAACAGCGCGATCTCGGCCTGGCGCCGTCTTTGCAGACCTGCAGAATGCTGGCCTGCGATCACGTCCCACGACATGAAAGCACGCGCGGCGCCCGCGTAATCGCCCGCGTTCAGGAGGCGCAGCATCGTCGACATGCGCAGGCTTTTTTGTCCTTCGTTGAAAGTGAAACTCACGAGTGCATCGAACTGGCCTTGCGTGAGAGGCACGGCCACCAGCCGCCTGACAGCCGCCTCAGCCGTCGCCAGATCACTTACCAGGTCGGTCTCGGCTTTTTCTAGCGTCTCGGACTGGCCCGGCGCGACGTTCTCGGTGTGTCCGTATCCGAGGGTCCAGACTCCGGCTCCGTCCTGGTAAGCGCGCACTCGCAAGCCCTCGAACTCCTCGATGAGGGCGATACCCGCGGGTGATGTCTTCACTTACTGATCAGAGGCTCCCGCCGCGGACGAGCAGGACCACCAGCACGATCAAGAGCACGAGGCCGAGGCTGATACCGCTGCCGCCCAAACCGCCCAGGTGGTAACCGAAACCGCCGCCGAAGACAAGGAGCAATATCAGGATCAAAAGCAGCATAACGTTTTCCTCTTATCTCGTGGCCGGCGACATCGGCGGGGCCGGCAGCATCGTGCCAGTCGGGGCAGGGATGTACATGATCTGCGGTTGCGTCACCGGAGGGGGCGAGGAGCGAGTCAGAAATGCGGCGCCCGAGATCAGGATCGCAGCCACCGCCACCAGCACGGACCATGAGGCGCCGATGCCCTCCTGCTTGCCGGTTGAGGCCGCGGTGTGCCGCGTCAGTTGCTCGACCGCATCGGTGAGCCGGAAAAACTGCGGGTCCGCTACCTGTTCTTTTCCCATGCCTGTATAGCTCGATTTTTCTAACGCGGCAATACGTTCGTTGATGGCGCTCACTGTCCGGTCGAGTTGCGTTGCCAAATTCGTTGCGCTTGTGTTGACCGCGGATCGCAGCGTTTCCGCGGTGACGGCCGCGGTGGTCGCGAGTGCGGTGATCGCGAGGGAGGCGCGATCGGACTCCGTTTTAATTGCCAACTGGTCGATCATGCGAACCGAATCCAGGCGCTTGGATTCCTGGGCGTCCAGGGCAATCTGGTGCTCTGCGCGCAGCATCGCGAAAGACTCATGGTGCTTCGCCCGCAGTTCGGCAACCGCTTCGGTCCTCCTGATCTTTTCGTCGACGAGCTGCGCGCGCAGCTCCAGAATGTCATCGACGCGCTTGATCGAGGCCTCGTTGAGCGCGATGACATTTTCGGTCGGGTCGATAACAGGCCCCCCGTGAACGTCTACCCCGATCCCTCTGTTAGTGCGTTCGGTCATTGCGCGGGGTCGCCCGGTGGCGATAGCGGCGGGAGATAGCTTAGATCGTCGGCCTGCGGGATCCCGTACGTTGGCCCTTCGTTCTTGATTTCGGCGGTGACGTTTTTATCGCTATCGACCGACATTTCGACCTCGCAATCGCGCAGGCCTTCGTCGACGTGCTCGGTTCCCTGCACGGTCACTTTTCTGGTTTCTTCTTCCATAAAAAACATCTTGGTTGCAATGTCACGTGCCGCCTGCTCGTCGCGGATCCCGTAGAGCATCATCCGCCCGTCGATATACCACTCGACGATCAGCGCCCCGTGCTTCATTGCCCAGGCGGGCTCGGCACCGATATGATGACGCCATTCGAGGCTTGTCATTGTGGGGTTGCGCTGAAGCAGTCCGTGACGGCCAGGCGGAACAGCGATTCGGCGGCCGTCGGAATCCTTCTGAGTGTCCAGCAGCCGTGCGGGTTCTGCTCGCCCTCGTGATCGTGAGAATATCGGCGCGGGTCGGCGCGGTGCACGATCATCCTGGTGTCGTCCGACATGGCTATGAGGTTGATCCTGACGATCCGGCCGGTCTTGCGCTCGCGCACGACTCTGGCGTTAGGCGAGGCGGCGAGGCGGCGGATGCGCGCCTCGTCGTGGGCGATCTCGACGACCCGTGAGTCGGGGGAACACACAAGTATCCTCATATGGTGGAAGGCGGGTTAGTTTAGCGACCGATCCGGCAGTCTCGCCCCGTGCGGGGCTCTGAGGTCTTACGCCGCGCGTACTACTTCGTCCGCCGGCGCCAGGCGGTTCAACTCGACGAAGAACGACTCGGCGTCGTCGAGCCGCATACCTACTTTGGTTAACTCGGCCGGCGAAAGCGTCTTTTTCACCTTCACCTTGTCGATTGCGGGCGGTTTGGGCGCGTGAAAGAAGCGCTTGCCGAACTCGAGCTTGAGCTTGGCGGCGATCTTTTCCCAGTCCCACTTGTCACTGAGCGGTAACAGGGCCGGGTTCGCCGGCGCGCGCAAACCGACCAGGCCGTACGTCACTTGGACCGATTTCTCGCCTTCTGGCGTCAGTTCGGAGCTGTTGGCGCGATAAAACGCCTCAATTTCGGCCGTGATATCGGATATTAGGGCGGATCCCGTGTTAATTGCCGGGTTATATTTTTGCTGGATCTGGAGGATTTCCGCGTCCCGTGCCGACATGGCGGATTCGTGGCTAAGGGTGACGGACAGAAGCTGGCCGAGCGCGCGATCGAGCCAGACCGAGGGCTGGATTATCACGTTCCGATCATTTCATCACGGTAGCTTACGTGCAAGGTTGTCCTGAGTAACCATTTCATACTAACCGGCCCGGAATGCTTTGGAAAATGGGGACAAGAGTAAAACCTTCCAGTGAACACAATTCTGTTTACCAATCAGCCGATCCTTACTATGGGGGTGACGCCGGAACTATCACGGTGCGCGATCGATTTGCTCGCCGTGTGTTCGACGACCGACGACCTGGTCGTAGCTACAACTGCGCAGCAGCCGGATACGGTGCTGGTCGATCTGAATTCCAGTGTCACGCTCGACACATTAGCCGAGCTGCGGCGCGCGGCGCCGGCAGCGAAAATCATCTTATGGGTGGAGGATATCTCCCTCGAGCTTGCGTTCCAGGCAATGGAAATCGGCTGCCGCGCCGTATTGCGAAAGTCGCTACCTCCCGAGATGATCGTCAAGTGCATCGCAAAGGTTTACGCGGGTGAGTTGTGGTTCGAGAAGGCGCTGACTGATCAGTTCCTCGATGTGCGCCGCATCGCTCTCGCCCCCCGTGAGGGGAGACTCATCGAGGCGCTGGCCCGCGGTTTGAAGAACAAGGAAATCGCTTATGAGCTACTCATCAGCCCGGGGACGGTGAAGGTGTACATGAGCCGGCTTTTTCAGAAGCTCGGCGTCAAGGACCGGTGGGAGTTGGCGATATGGGCGCTCCGGAATATGTCGAACGGGCACGGAACTCTCACAGCCGTGCCGAAGGACAGACGCTATACGCTGCGCTCCATCGTGATCCCACGGATCCCGGCCTGATAGGATTGAAGAGACACGTTAGACGAATCTTTGTTTCCTCCAGGCCGCTCGCTCCCAGCCCGCGGCCTCTTTTTATTGAAGAGCCTGTCTCGTGGATGTCAATAAGAACTGGGACCAGCCAGTTTGCCGATTTGGTAACAGTACTACTCCCCGCAAAAGTTCTCACGATTGAAATTGAGTTCTGACTCGGTTCCGCGCATAATCTTGTCTTGGCTGGCTAGCTACCGGCCATGTAGTAAAGGCAGCGGTTTTCCCAACTGAGTTGCAGGCCGTGAACCTGCAACTCGACCGCGGCCGACGTTTCACGGACGAGGTTTGAGAATGAAAATCGACACCAATCTTGGATTAATGGGGAAATCTTCCGATTTCATTTCCCGGTTATTTGGGTTATTGTAGACGCTGTAGTTTTTAATATCGGGGAGCGGCAGGGGAACAGCCTGCCGCGCCCCAGAGCGGTAAATTCCAGGGCAAAAGTGCTCATGGAAACGTAGCGAGTAGAGCTACGACCGATGCAAACATACCACGCATCTCGCGCGCAGCACAATGGAACGGCCGTCCTGGCAGTTCTGAACCAATCATCTTGTTTTTCGGAGGGGGGACCACCCTAAAAGGGTATGGGGCACAAGTGATTTAGCAGATCACCGTGCCCCGAGTAGAGAGCACCACCGTCAGGATGGCTATGACAGATTCGCACGCCACACAACGACCGTCAAGTCGGGAAGATGCCCGATGTAATACTGCGCGCAATCGGTCCGAGTCACAACCCAACCAAAGCCGTAGCTGTCCCGCGAAACGGGTCCGAGGACTTCAGATAGCCGCGCAAGGAACTCAGGCTGCGATGTCCGGTGACCTCGGCAATGCGGATTTCGTTGACACCGTTTTCGAAGGCGGTTGTTACGAAGCCCCGGCGGGTGCTGTGGGCCCCGAAACTTGCCGGCTCCATTCCAACACGCGCGACGGCAGCCTTGACCACCGCGGAGATCACGCGCCCCCTCAGCCGGCGCATGTGGAGTACCCCATTGATCAGCGGCACGTAGAGGGGCCCCGGATCCTGCCCTCTGACCTTGATCCACGCCTCGAAGGCGGCTATCGGACATGTGTCCGGATTCAGCCCTCGCGCGATAGGTATCTGCCGGCCGCTTTTCTGGCGGTTCTTCTCCCGCTTCACATTCACCAGCAGCCCCTTTTCGACCATCTGCAGGTCGCCCAGGTCCAGAGCGCAAAGGTTAGCGCGCCGCAAGGCCGAGCCGAACGCGAGCGTCAGGATGGATCTATCGCGGATCGCACCCGGCGCGGACGCTTTGATCTCACAGATGAGCCGCAGCGTTTCGATGGTGAGGGGCGTCTTCTGGGTCGGCTTCTCTCCTCGCAGGCGCCTGGCGCCCCGAATCAGCTCACGGACGCGGTGATCTCCGGGCGATGGCAACCCGACCTCACGATGCTGAAAGTTAATGGCCGACGAATGTCTGTCCACCGTGGAAACCTTGCGCCCGCGGCTCAGCATATCGGTCAGGTAGAGCAACATCGTTTCGGCCGAGCTGGGCAAGGATTCCCGTCGAGCGTGTTCGCACCATGCGGTGTAGATCTTCC